GGAGCTAGTTCTAATATTACAGGAAACACAACAGCATTTTTAGCAAGTGGAAATACTACAACTTTAGTGTCTAATACAGAAGAATGGTCTTTCCCACCAATAACAGGATCAACAATTTTACAAGAAGGCCAAATGTGGTTTAATTCTACTTCATCAACTTTAAAAGGTTATGGAAAAGCGGATGGGATACCAGCAGCGACTTGGTCGTCAGGTGGTTCTTTGAATACAGCTAGATATGATATATCAGGATTAGGTCTACAAGATGCAGCGTTAGCTACAGGTGGTTACACTGGGTCAGATTCAGGCGCAACTGAAATATATAATGGTTCTAGTTGGACAGAAGTAAATGATTTAAACACGTCAAGAAGAATATTTCATAATGGCTTTGGTACAACAACTGCTGGATTAGTATTTGCAGGTTATCTAACTTCTACAGCAGCTAGCGTATCAGTAACAGAGTCTTGGAATGGAACTAACTGGACTGAAGTTAATGATATGAACACTGCAAGAAACCCTGCTGCAGCTACTAACACTTCTCCTCAGTCAGATGGACTCTGTGCTGGTGGAAATGGAACAGCTAATGTAGAATCTTGGGATGGAAATAGCTGGACGGAAGGTACAAATTTAAATACATCAAGAACTGGTACGACTGGAGCAGGAATAAGTAGTACATCTGCGATATCATTTTCTAATCTTCCAAATAGTGCAATTACGGAAGTATGGAACGGAACAAGTTGGACAGAAGTTTCAGATTTAAATACTGGTAGAAATTACGGCACAGGAACTGGGTCAGCTTCTTTAGCTCTCATGATTGGAGGTAGGGTAGAACCTAATACAGTTCAAACAAAAGTTGAAGCTTGGGATGGTTCCTCATGGACAGAAGTAGGAGACATAGCTACAGCAACTTTACAACAAGGAGCTGCTGGACCAGCTTTGCAGGCATTAACTTTTGGAGGAGAGACTACAACATATAGTGCTGCAACTGAAGAATGGACTGTTGACGCAACAGTATCTACAGTGACAACTTCATAGTTGACTTTTCCCCTCAGAATGGTATAATATATATAAACGAGGAGAAATATGAATAACGAAAAACGTAATATAGCTACTAAGCTAGAAACCGAATCTAAATATTTAACTAACATATTAGATAAGGAAGATGTTAAGGAGTTTAAAAAATTAATTCCTGAACTACAAGATACTTGGAAAAAGAAACAAATGTTTAGAACAGAAACTGAAATGAGATTTTCTGTTTTATCTGATAACAAGTATCCAACAAGAGCTGCTAAATATTGGCAGTCAGTTAGAGAACAGAATACACACTTTGAAAATTTAGTACACCTATCATTTGACTCTAGAAAAAATGATGTTGAGATTAAAAAAATTCAAAGAGATATTAAAAAAGAAAAAGATCCATTAGAGAAAGAATTAAAACAAGTAGAGTTAGAAGAAAAACTTTATGGTAAAGCTCAAATGGAACTAGTTGCTAAACATAGAATGAGAGAAGTGGCTACATGGTCAAAACTTAAAAAAGAATTTGATGATGGTAACTTTGATAAAGAAGATGTAAATACACATCAAGCACACTCTTATATGTTAAGATTACAACATCAAAAGAATACTATAACACCAGGCACATCACAACCAGAAGTGTTTAATGTTATGGGACAACTAGATACACTAGAAAGAGTAATTAGAGATAAAGAACTACAGGCCCCTAAAAATAAAAAAAGGTTAAAATGAAGTTTGATTTTGTCTACTTAGGGCAAACTGTTTTAAAATACGAAGTTCCTTTAGAAATATTTGTAGGTCTTAATGAGATTTATGAAAAACAAAAGAAGCAACTTCCTAAAGCTAACAAACAGTTAGTAGGTAAAATACAAGATGAAGTATCATTATTTTATTCAGGACCTAATAATGATAAAATGCATCAACATAATTTTTTACCACAAGATATTTTAAAATGGTTTCATAGTATCTTTGATCATTACACAGATTGGAATAAGATTGGCCCAACACAAAAATCTATAAATTCTATTTGGGTTAATGAGATGAAAGCCAATGAATATAATCCAGTGCATATTCATCAAGGTAAATTATATACAGGGCTATCATCTGTAATGATTTTAAAATTACCAAAAGATACAGGTATAGAATATTCTGCAGAATCAAAACCTATGAATGGTAGATTACAAATTATTGGATCTGCTAATGGTCAGTTTTCTAAAACAGATTATTCACCTAATATGAAGATTGGTGACTTCTATGTTTTTCCTTATGATATGCGTCACTGTGTATATCCATTTAATTCTACAAAAGAAACTAGAAGAACATTAGTTTGTAATGTTGATGTTGATTATAACCCAGTAAGTTCAAGAACTGGATCGGGGCAAATGGAATGATACCTAGAATGCCACGATGGCAATCTTATGTTGCCACTACAACACAACCAATATTTACACCTGAACAATGTAAGATGATTATTGATGCAGGTCATTCATGTGCACCTGAACAAGCTAAAGTTGGTGGTGGTGAATCTGGTCAATATGATACTAAGAAAAGAGTAACAACAATTTCTTGGATACCTTTTGATAAACTACCACAGATGTACAAAGTTATTGAGAATCAATTATCTATTGTAAATTTAAATCATTTCTATTTTGATGGAGTTAAACTTACAGAGCCTGCACAGTTTACAGAATATCCAAAAGGTGGTTTTTATGATTGGCATATGGATTTAAATGCATTTGGTCAAGAAGGTCAGAATCCAATTAGAAAGATATCAATGACTTGTTTGTTATCAGATCCATCAGAATTTAAAGGCGGTGATTTATTATTTTCAGAAATGGGAGATAATAAACCTTTACCATTAAAACAAGGACAAGCAATATTCTTTGCATCATTTTTAAGACATAAAGTTGCCCCAGTTAAAAAAGGTACAAGAAGATCTTTAGTTATGTGGTTTGGGGGTCCACCTTTTAAATGAGTCAGTTACAAAGAAAAATATTATTTCCTACTCCTGTTTATTTTAAAGATCTACCTAACGCTAAAGAACTTAATAAATACTTATTTAAACATATTAAAAATTGGCGTAAGAAAGATCCAACAGGTGAATCAAAAACAAACTCTGGTTTTGGTTGGCACAGTAAAACTGATATGGATAGAAAGGAAGAGTATAAACCTTTAGTTCAAGAGTTATTTAAGATGGCTGAAGAATGTAATAAAGATTACGGTGTACAGCCTAAGTTAGGACTTGGTAATATGTGGGCTAATATTAATCCTACATATAGTTATAATAAAACACATACACATCCTAATTCATTATGGTCAGGTGTATATTATATTAAAGTACCTAAGAACTCAGGTAAGTTATTTTTAGAAGATCCTAGACCAGGGCCTAATACACATATGCCTAGAAGATTAGATAATCTTCCCGAACAATTATGGAGAGTCTGTGCTTATGAACCTAAAGAAGGTAGAATGATTTTTTTTCCAAGCTGGTTACCTCATGGTGTTGATATAAATTTAAATACAGACAAGGGTGAAAAGAATTGGAGAATATCTGTATCATATAATTTTATACAGATATGAGTTTTAAAAAAAATAAATATCAAGTTATTCGTGGTGCTATATCAAAAGAGTTAGCAGATTTTGGATATAGATATTTACAAATATCTGCAGAAGCTGATTGGTGGATGTTAAGCAATGGTGCTACACATTCTAAAAATCCTTTGATAGGAAACTTTGCAGATCAACAAGTACCAAACTCATACGCTAAATACGGTGATAGATTTATGGAAACATTACTAGTTAAAACCATAAATGTAATGCAAAAGAAAACAGGATTAAAACTAGTACCTACCTATTCTTACACAAGACTTTATAGAAAAGGTAATATACTAAAACGACATAAAGATAGACCTAGTTGTGAAATATCTACAACTTTAAACTTAGGTGGTGATAACTGGGATATATTTTTAGATCCAACAGGATCTGATAATGTAATAGACGAGTATAAAAATATACATAAACCAAACGCCCCTAAAGGTATTAAGATATCTTTAAAACCTGGAGACATGTTAATATATTCAGGATGTGAACTTGAACATTGGAGAGAACCATTTCAAGGTGATTTATGTGGTCAAGTATTTTTACACTATAATCATGCAAATGGTCCATATGCTAAAACTAACTTATATGATAAAAGACCTATGCTTGGTATAGTAAAAAATGGCTAAACGTAAATCCCTCATCGGAATAAATAATTTTGTAAAACAGACTAAGAAAAAACGACCTGGAAGGCACAGCAAAAAATATAATAAGAGAGTGCCTAAAAGGAAAAAAAATAGAGGACAAGGAAAATAATAATGGCTACACCAGACGAAACACAACTACAAAAGGGTGCAATAGCACCTTCGCAGACAGAGCAAACTGGTTCGCAAAAGGCAGTTGCATTAATTGATAGTTTAATTAGTTCACCTAGTTTACCTACAGGTACAACTATAAATCCACAATTACAAAATGTGGCAACTAATGAATTAATGGCAACTAGTGGGCTTACAGGAACTACAGCGGCTGCAGTGCCGACTGCTCCAACAGCCCCAACTATAGCTGCTCCAGGAACAATGACAGGAACAGCTGTAACTGCACCTACAGCACAAACTGCTGCAACTATTACACCTTCTACAGTTACATCATTAACACCGCGTGACTTACCGCCAAGTACCAAAGAGATGTCAATATCTTCTGGTGACTTGAATACATCGTATGCTCTCAAGATAGAACCAAGCGTTGCAGATGATTCAGTACCAACATCGCGGCCACCTCGGAAAGACATCGTCGTCGGCAAAGCTTCTGCTGATGAAGCAATCGTAAGAGCAGTTGCTGCAGGAGCATCTGCGTCATGATTAGTCCACCATACCCACTTCGAAGATTGATTGATAACTTCAGGATAGTAGATACCTTCACCATCAGGACCTTTTGCATCAGTAGCTCGTGACAGTCCTTGCCATACTTCAAGGATAGTTCCAGGAATACCTGAAATATCACCATCTTCGTCAACAACTACAACGTGCATTTCATCAGAAGCTGCAGTATTACCGTTTAAACGAACATAGTCAGAAGTACCGGGTGCGGCTTCTACTTGATCCCAATATTGCCACAAGCGATTCAAGTTATCGCCAGCATTCATATCAATGTTTTCTGAAGTTGTCAGATTTTGAGTAAATGAAACGTTGGCGGTATTTC